AAACTTATCCATTTGCTCCGCAGTAAAGTCTCTTGGCGCGTTTTGCGCTGGTGGATCAATCGGAGCGCCAAAGATATACATAGAACCTACCGGAACTGCATTTATAATTTTAAAGTAAATTGCTTCAATGACTCCAGATGATTGACCAGTCCTACCGGTATAAGCTGGTATATTACCAGAGGTTAGTACATCTAGTGTGCTATAACTTCCTGTTAATACGCCGAAGTCAAACTCTGATTTATAATTATCATTTCCAATGCTACCGAGATACCGATTATTCATAATCACTCACGCGAAATTGTATGTATTTTCATCTTCAAAAGGTCTTAGCCAAATTATCTGAAGTTGAGCCTCGACATTGTCATCGTCAAGCTCGTATACTTCAGCGCCGTGGCCGGGGTTTTGGCTTCTAAATTCTATCTGTATTCCGCCATCAGTAGTTGTGCTTGGCTTGCCTAAGTTATTACCGCCCGGAACTCCTATAAGCGTCGAGAGGCGTAAAACAGGGTAGGTATCAGTAATGCAGACATCTTGCATGGTATAGAATGAGTCTTGTTGGTCAACTGCGAGCGCTCTAAGATAATATATTGAGTTGTTATGATACCACTCGGTCTGTAAAAATATCACATTTACGAGATACCATCCTTTTTTGCGAACTCGGATAATGGTTGGGTCTTCGGTATCGATATATGCAAGGCTTGTATTAATTCCATAGGCTTCATTACGCGGGTCTGATTCCCATTTAATGAGGCTATTGCCGAGATGGCTTGAATTAACAACGTGCTCCCAAGGCACTACGGTCTTAATACCCCATACTTCATTCATATTATTGTCAATTGCAGAGCTTGCGGCGCTGTAAGCAATTACCCGGGCACTTTGCACGGCTTGTGCAAGTACGGCTTCGTCTTGGCCTGTTTGCGAGCCTGTATTATTGCCATCATTGTCTTGATCTTGGATAAGAGTAAAGGCGCTCGGGTTATTACCTATTTCGAATGCAACTTGTCTTCTTCCAATACCAGCGGGTCTTACGGGTTCATTGAATTTCATTATTCGGGCTCCGCGTCGATTCGTAGTGTAATATCGCACATGCCTTCATATATTTTATGAGTGTGCTTTGTCAGGACTGCAAGGGCTGTAGGCTCGCCGTAAATTGACTCTAAGAGCGTGTTATAGTCTGCAAGATCGATAGTGCATCGTTTGGCTACGTCGTTTGTCTTAGCGGTTGTAAAGTTGGTAGTTAAACTAGCCTCTGCTTGCTTTGGCCGTCCGAGAAAGTTTACAAGCGCCTCGGATATAGTGCGTCCGATTCCTGACTGCTGTTGTTCGAGTATCATTTGATACTCTGGTAGTTGGTCGTAAGGTGAAGAAGGCACGGCAAGTGCAAAGTCTTCGCCTCCAAAGAATACCGAGCATAGAGTATTGACTTTCTTTGAATCAAAAATGCCTGTTTCAGGTGATTCCCAATATAGTAAATATCCTGCGTTTATGGTATTTCTATACCATCGATTTAAGCCGTCCTCATTGTAGCTATTACGGTAGGTAATAATCGGCAAATTGTGAAACATGATATTCAAATCTTTGCTATTATCGCCGCTTGTACCTTGCTTGCCAAATCCGTACTCGGTCGTATCTTGTTCACCGCTGATTGTCGATATATCTACATTAACTTGATTGAGTCCTTCGGATAGCATTTTAATTTTTACCGAGCTATATGTATTATCTTGATCAAAAGTCACAAACGGCGTAAAAGGATAGGGATTATCAGCTACCATTGTGACCGTATATGCGTCGGGCGTTCCGCTTGTAAAAGTATAAGAAGCTCGGAGCGTTTCGAGTGAGCTTTCTACGATGTTTTTATAGACTTCAAAGAAGTTGGTATATTTTCCGAACATTTTAGGGTCGATATGAGCACCACCGACAAGAGTCAAAGTGCCCTCAACATTTGACCATATTTCCGAGATGTATTGCATATAGGGAGCTATACCAGTTTGCGACTGATTCTTGTAAAATATCAAAGTCTTAGTAAAGAAGTCAGCTGCTACGAATGATGAAGTTAGCTTTTGCGTGATAGCTCGCATATATGCAGAGTACATCGTGCCTATTTTACTTGTAAGGCGCGTAAACAATTGCATATGATAGTAGCTATTTCCATCAAGTATATCTACTGCATAAAACGGGTCTAATGATTCAATTGTATTTACATATCCTTGGCCTATTTCTATACCTCTTAATGCAGTGCCTTCACCAGTAGAGAAGCTTGCATTCCATGCGACTGTATCGGTCGTAGGTTTTAGCGCTTTTACCCATACATCCTGATTTATGATTTCTCCAATGCATCGGAATATATCGAATATCTCGATAGTGTAGGTTATCACATTATCAAGCGATGTAATTTCGAGTTCATTTTCCGCGCTGTATTTTTGGCATCCAATAAAAGCGGTCTTGAATCCAGAGCCGTCGTTATACTGAAGCACAAAAGTATTAAAGGCATCAAATTCTCTTTCAGCTTGATTAGGAATATCCGATGCTAAGTATTGAGTGCCATCCGCGTTCAACGGCACGCGTTTTGCGGTCGTGCCTCTAAGTAGGTCGGCTCTTAGATCATTCAGCGCGTCAGAGCCCTGCAAAGCGGCTATATTGACATTTATCTTGAGTACTTGGCTAACAAGCCCCGCGGGGATGCTTCCTAGCTCGGTATCGAGACTCATATCCCTAAGCAGAAACTCACTAGGGAGCGTCACATTCGAACTCAAGGCGGGGGTAATGTAATCTACACTACTCGGTATGATATACATACGCCATTGGATAGAGTCTTCGCTAGTCCAAGTAGTTACAAATCTTTGGTTTGATAATGCCATTAGATCAAGTCCCTACGATAGCAAGTGATTGTAAATTTCTCCAAGCCTGAAGCCCACTGTTTCTCATTGCTAAAGTCGCATCGTGCAAAGACAAACGGAATAAGCGCTTTTGAGTACGTGAAAGAGCTTGTGGATTGATACCTTGTCGGCATTTGATACGGCGCGGTCGGTTCTACGATGCGAGTGTATTTCTTTTGCAGAATCTCTTGCAATAGATAATATACATTATCGCTATTTACCGTGCCGTAATCCCATGTGCTTACCGGGATGCAATCTACTTCAAGTGCTATTCTAATTCGGCGCTGTCCTATTTCCGTTCCTGACATACTAACTTCATTTGAGGACTCGACTGTAAAGGTCGGCAATATCCCGAAAACAGGTAACTCAACTCCGAGTGTATTTATCGATGCAAAGGTCGGATCGTCTGACCCTTCGAATTTGACCCAATATCTCCAAGACATAATTAACCTCTCCTTGCATTACGGCGGCGATCTCTTTCGATTACGGCCTTGATTGAGTTATTATCGGCTACAAGCGCGCCGCTTATTTCTACATGAGTATTTCGGTTGATTTGCTTACCTAGCCCGCGCGTCTCTTCGCGAAGTTTCCTAACCTCTTGAATAAGATTGCCATCCTCTTGCACTGAATAGCGAATTTGCGGAGCGTTTGAAGTAAAGTAATCACGAATACTCATACCGGGGTTATTATTCATCCATTCGAGCTCTTGGCGGTTTGCTTTCGTGCCCGCGGCTGTAATAACTGATTCGCCTTTCGATAGCCATGCTGGTATAGAGTCGCTTCTTTCATCGCCAGGGCCTTCGAGTCCTACGACGCCGTCTTTGAAGCCTAGCGCGCCTCTAGCGCTTGCTAAAAGAAGCTCAAGCCCTGCAGTTAGGGTAGCTGCAATAAGCGGACCTGCAATCGGTCCGAGTGTGGTGATTGAGCTTCCAAGAATACCGACAACAAAAGACGGTATCATCTTAGAGACGGCATCAAACGCCGCGCCCGCGGCTGCATTTCCAAAGTCTGCAAGTGTTGCTTTACCTGAAGCTGCGAGCGTTCCAAATTGCTCTAAAGTCTGACCGACAAATTCATTAAATACTTTTTGATTGCCTTCCATGCCTTGAGCATTTTTCTTAAATATCTCGGATTGAGATTTTAGCACGCTCGCGGCTGCTTGATCGCCTGCAGTTTTGAGTCTTTGCAAGAAATTCACTTCGGTTTGCTCTTCGACTTGTTTTCTTTGCGCGTCAATATCTGCAATTTTGGCAGCATAATCTTCGAAGCTAATCTCTCTCTTTGCAAGGCTCTTAGTTAGATCGTCCTCTTCAGCATTGAGCGCTCCGAGGCGTTCCTCTCTTATGGCATCATTAGCCTCTTTTTCCTTTCTGATTTTCTCCGAGTTGAAGGCATCAAGAATGCTAGTTTGCAAAGCGGTTTGTATTTGAAATTGCAATGTGGATTCGAGAGCCGCTTTTTCGATTGCCGCCTTGCTTTCAGTTCCGAACCTGTCCAGTCGAGAACTTAGCAAATTGATATTCTGCACATTCTTTTGGATTGATTCCCCAAACTTTGCAGCCGCTTCTTCATTACCCGCCGCCAAAGCCTCTGCTTGTTTGAGTGCAATTTCGTCATTCTGAAGCTTTATGAATTCGATATATTGCTGAACCGTAGCAATAGTCCCATCAAGCGCCTCTTGACTCGTAGCGAGGGTTTTAGGCACTAAAGACTCGCTTGTTTTTTCTATCTCTTTTGCAAGGTCTGTATATTCTTTTAAAAACTCTTTGAAGTCTTCAGGATTAGCCTTAATTCCAGTTTCTATTTTTAGTTCTGGATCTTTGGTAATCTTAGCAACTTCTTCTTTTGCCCCTTTTTTTGTTTCAGCGGTTGCTTTTGGTTTTATTGATATCGTGCTTGTATTTTGTTGTTGTATTTTCTTTATTTCTTCGCTTGTCTTTTTTGCTTCATCACTTGTACCTTTTAATTCCGCTTTAACAGTCCTTACATTTTTTACAAGTGATTCTATCCATGTTTGTTTGCTAAAAACTGAGGACAATTTGTCATAAGCACCTGAAAAGTCTAGATTTTTTGCTGATTCGAATGCCTCACCTAAGATTCTAAATATATCTTGAAAAGTCATACCAAATGCTTTAAGATATACCTGAACTTCATCGATAACTTGAGGCAAATTTGCAAAGAAATTATAGACTTTATCAAATCCAGATTTTAAGGCTTCAAATACCGAAGTGACTCCTGGTATTTTTGCAATTAAATTTCCAATCCATGTAATAAATGTTGTAATTCCTTCAACTACTAAAGTAATAGCTCCAATAACAAGCTTAAATCCATAAACAATAACATCTATTAAGATTTTACCAAGAAATTGAAGCACGTCAAACACCGCGCTTATCGCACCACTCATGAAATTCATGGCTTCTTGTAGCATTTCAACTACATCTATACCCTCTCCCATAGCTCCATCAAGACCAAGAGCTGACTTGATTGCATCTATGAGAGGTTGTACGGCAAGAATGACTTGATCGAATGCGTATGAGGCTGTTTCATAGAATAAGTTAACTATTTCTAATGCAGTAGTAAGTATATTGCTTATGTTTGTCATTATAGCGCCACCAATAAGACCAAGAATAGGCCCTATGTATGTCCACATCCTCTCAAATACACCGCTAATAGTATTGCCAAGCTCACTCATAGTTGGCCCTACGGCCTCTGCAATCATGCCAAAAGTCTGAGATAAGCCTCCAACAACAAGCGCACTGCCTTTTTCGAATGCAAGTGACAAGTTACGACCAACTACATCAAAACTAAGATACTGACCCGCAGCATTCATAGCATCTTGACCCGCTTGCGCCGCTTTCTTCTTGATTTCTTCAGTTGGTATTGGAGCGCCGAACATTTTATTATATGCTTCGACTCCAATATCTTCGGCGGGCGTTCCGGCGACTGCTACTTGTAATTGAGTAGCCATCGCTTCGGAGATTTGACCTGCATCAAAAGCCGTTTTGATTGATTCCCCTGACTTTTGCAAGAATTCTTTGATTGTGATTTGGCCACTAGATGCAAGTTGCTCAAGATTGCCAAGAGTTGAACCAAGCGCTTGAGGCAATTGGTTTTTAATATCAGTAAATGCCTTTGCAGTATCACCTGCTTTGAGTCTGATTTGAGCTTCTTTGATAGAGTCTGCAATCTTGTCGGTATTAAACAATCCCTCTTGCCCTGCGATTGCCATTTGACCCGCGAACTCTTCAGCGCTGAATCCTGCTTCACTTAGTAATTGCGAGTATTCGGCAAGCGTATCAAGTACATCGTCTTGCGAAGTCTTACCCTCTTTTGCAGCGAATGCAATTAAGTCGAATGCTTCTTGACCATCAAGGCCAAACTGCTTAATAAACGGCGTTGACTTGGCAATGACTTCGTTAACATCCTTCTCATACAAATTACCAAGAGCTTGCGCGCCTTTTACGAATTCTCCGATTTGGTCGGTAGGCAAGGCATCCTTAAGTACTACCTTTGCATTGCTTATTATTTTTGTAGCTTCGGCTACTGATTCACCAACCCCACCAAGAAACGCCTCATCGGCTGCATTTTTAAGTGCCTCAAATTCCGCGCCCGTAGCGCCTGTTTGAGCTTGCAAATCACCTTGCGCGGAAATAAGACCGCGACCAGCATCCATAACCGCTCCAAAGCCATCGACAATTGCACCGACTCCCGCTTGCACACCAGCGGCCAAGCCACCACCTACAAGCCCTCCAATCAAGCCACCGCTAAGAGCGTCACCTAGCCCGCCTTTTAAGCCTTCAAATACACCGCCAAGTCCACCTGCAGAATCACCAACGCCATCAATTGCCGCGGATAGCTTATTGACATCTGCGACCGCGCTCGAAGTATTTATATCCGCCATTTTATCAAGTGCTTGGTCGGTTTGCTTCGACTCATTTTGCACCTGATTAAGTTCGGTAGTGACTTTATTCAGACCGTTGAATAATTCGGCTGCATCCAGTCCAAGTTTGATTTTTATATCATCGGCCATTGATTCTGCGCTCCATTTTGCGGCGTTCTTTGTGGTAAGTTATGGTATAGGCATAAGTACGGATTACATCCACTCGGGGCGTGTCGTAATATAGTCTTAGATACGCTGCAGGATCGCCGCCTGCAACGCCTTTGAATATCCAATATGAGCCTACAATTTCGCCAAGGTAATAAGCACTCTCATCTCCGTCCGTCTCTTCATACTCTTCATCGTCTGGATCGTTGAATACCGTCAAGTCCTCAAGATAATACTCACATAATGCGGACTCTTCGGCATACCGTTTCACGAAAAAACTTTAGCGAGTCCAAAATACCGTCTAAGTCTTGGTTTTGCCAAAACTCGCTTGAAGGCTCGGACTGAATACCAGATAAAAGCTCCGTATTTTGCACTTTGCTTTCATCTATTACGGCTTTGACAAATTGGAATACTTTTGGTATGGTAGTTTCATCGACATTGATAAGCTCGAATAGATTTGCTCGGACTTTTAGATATGCAGTCTTTACAATTTCTTGGAACTCGAACTCTTGCATAATGTCTTTGAATGCGTCTTGCCCCTTTGTTAAGTCTATCTTTTTTGCAAGGCTCTCGCGGCTAAATACCTTCTCCATGATCTCGGTTTCGGCGGCTGCTTGAGCGCCTTTAGTATTTGCAAGTTCTGAGAGAAGCGGCGTAACCTTGTCATAAAGAGCGGGGGTCAGTTTTGAATAGAGAGCTACTTCGTGTGCTGTTTCGTTTAGATATAATTTCATGCTATCTCCATAGTAAAAATAAGGGGGCGGGTTTTGCCCGCCCCGTGTGTATTAAGGGGCTGTAAACCAGATCTCTTTGTAACCAATCTTTGCAGGGATTGTGACCGCAGTCGCACCGCTTACAAGAGTAGTTAAGAAGTAACTTGTCCCGATAACAAGATCAGTATCATTATTTACCACATCGCCGCCTACTTTTGGCTTAGTGTATTTTCCTGATTCTTGGTCAAAAGCACCAGCGTCTTGTGCTAATTTGCAAAGCATCAAAACAACCTTACGCTTGTTTAGAGTAGTATCAACACCACCGTACACGATTTGCAAAAGTGTATCGCTTGTCGCTTGAGAAGAGTTGAATTTTGTCCCGTCTTCGTATTCCCCTTGATCTGCAGTGACCGTTGTAATAGGTGCATAGTTTTCAAGGAATGAAGTAAGTTCCGGATTGTCTTCGTTTTGATCGATTGTAAAAGTTGTGCGTGTTAATGAAGTCTTGATCTTACGCTTCATTGTATGAATCGCGGTAGCTCCTACTGTAGGTGCTGTTCCGAGTTCATTTGCTGTATAGAATACGCTAAGGTTAGCGCCGCCTACTACCATGATATTACCTCTTAGATAATTGTTTTAGATATGAAAATGTGTTGACTAAATAATCCCAGTTTCTTTGTGATTTATCGCGTGTGTATTCTCTTACCATCAAGCCGCCGTTCCGTTCTGCTTTATGCATTAAGACTTCAGTGTCTTGGCTATATCCTTTGTGGTATAGCAATATGTCTGTATCAGCTACGACCGTACCATTCGGATCTACTTCGAGCGTCTCATGGCATATTCTTTGCCATTTGAGAAAAGCGCTTCGGCGGTGCAGTCGCATTGCCGGTATGTTATACCGCTTTCGTATGTGCGTATATTGCGGGTCAAGATCAGCATTGCACCCTGCAATTGACAAATAAGCTGCGACCGCTTCGCTTTCGTTAAGCTCTTGAATATAAACCCAAAACTCATCTTCAGGACTTGCAAGGCGCTCGTCTGAATCCATGTGCAAAATCCAGTCACCAGTCGCATATTCATCGAGCTTATTTCTGCAATAACTGAAGTCGAAATACTCTTCGAAGTCTGGATATTCCCATGAGAGAACTATATGGTCATCAATGCGACCGACTTCTTGAAAAACAGGCTCTTTCAGTTTCGGATTTACCGCCGTGCGAAGTGCAATGACTTCGACATTATCACTGGGCAAAGAATCCCTCCATCCTTTCAGGTCATCTCCATCCTGAAAGATTACACATGCACTTAACTTCATACATCTCCTCTATAATATACCGTCCTAAAAGTCATGAAAGATATGCCTTTCGTTTCATCGTCATTGAATGTGACCGCTTGCGCGTCGATAAAATGCACTGGCGCAAAGTATGTCCTTTCATAATCTGACTCATAGACATCGGGCTTGTAGTTTGTGAGCTTATTCTCGATTGCCTCGCAAAGATCAGCAAGGGCTTCTCTCAAATTAGCTTTACCCGCCGTGCTATTCTTTTTTACTTGCACTCCGACAAGCAAATACATATCCAGCGTGCCTTTATTTGCAAAGGCTGAATCGTCTTCAAGTCCTATTACCTCGCGAGCATCTGCACCTGACAAAACACCGACAAAAGGGAACTGGTAAGTATTCCATTTATCTAGCATTACTTGGTCATAGACTTTGACTCCACTCATTGTGCGAAGTCTATCTGTTATGGATTTGATCGCCGCTGACTCTCTTGCCATTGTTGTATTCCGTTTATGACTTGTTGTTTTATATCGCTTGCGAACTTGGTATCATTTCGAAGTCTATCGACTGCAGGATTAAAGTAAGGTCGGGCTGGTATGTTTACGCCGCCTTTCTTTTTTACGCTTAATGCGATATTCTTAAAATACGGCTGTTTAGTCTCTGCAAATTTAGCCCAAAAGTACTTGTGCATATTGCCTTTGCTTGCAATGAAGCCGCCAAACTCTTGCACTCTTGCATATGGCAAGTCTGACCCGTATTCTACCTCGAAGTTATCGCCTTCTTGCGAGACTCTGAAAACATTTCCGGGCTGACCTTTGGAGAAACTACGAAACAAATTACCTGAGTTAATCGCGAGCTTAGAACTTGTCGAAGGTGCTATTCTATCGGCCGCGCCTCTGAATTCCATATTAGCTCCGATATACGCTTGCATCACAAAAGGCATGCGCTCCAAGCTCTTCAGAATAACAGGCCGTAGAATGCCCTTTAAAGCTTCGCTATTGATCATAATTACACCGTTGGTATAACGAACTGAGCAAAGTACTTATGCCATCCTATATCGGTTTTAAGTGATTGGCTGACTGTTTGACCCGCGCCACCTGTTGCGACGGAGTTAAGCCCGAACCAATTACCGCCTTGAGGGCTTTGCTTATATGCAAGAGTGACCATTTCGGCTATGCCTTGCAAGATTGTATAAGGCATTGACGCATCACTGAAGCCAGTTGTTAGCGTCGCCTTAAATTGTCCATTTGTCTTATCACGAAAGACAATGTAATTAGCATACGGCTCGGCGTTCCATGCATAGTTACCCGCGTCGAAGTTCGCATAAGTTGCAAACTCATTCTCGCGCCACTGCAAAGCCGTAAGAGCCGTGTTAGCATTGTAGGGGATATATTTCCATGAGTGATTCGCTTCGAGGCCGCGTTGAGCTTTTGAGGCGTAAAATTGGTAATATATCGTCCCACTACGGAGAGGCTGACCGCAATAGCCTTCAGCCTCTACATAGCAAGTTGTTATCAGGTCATCAAACCAAGTATACAGCGCCGTATCCTCGGAGGTCGGATCGCCATTAACTTCCAAATTAAGAAAGGTCATGAGAGCATTAAACGCCCTCGGATTTGCGCTTGTATATGGCATGGTTATTTACCTGTTTTCTTTGTTTCTACTTTCGGCGCGGGCTTTGCATCTTTCGCCTTGCCTTGTTTAATAAGAGCCTCGGCAATCTCGGCAGGGAGAGAAGTCTCATACCCTGCCGAAACACCTTTATACGGCTCGATTAGAATTACATCTACGAGCATAAATCACCTAATTAGGTTGTTGAAGTTTTGAGAACACCGATAGCACTTGGAGCTGGGAATGCGAAAGCAACGCGCTCGACAACTTCGATACCTTTTTGGTGAGTACCACCCAAACCAGTCGCGCCGAAATACTCTTTGTATTCGTTAACAGTTACATCCTCGCGGATACCCATAACTGTAAACTGATTAAAGTCACAATAGAATGCAGATGCTGTATTCGCTGCACTCGTTGGGAAGAGTGCATCAGGTACGACATGCATCGGGCGGCCTGTTGGAGTGAAGTATGAATTACCTGCAAGAGCTGTTAAGCCGATGGATGTAATTTCGATAGGTCTTACTTGATCATAAACAGGGCGGGAGCCTGCTGTTTCTTTCATCAAGAATCCGAATACTGATTGAGGCACTACGAATACACCATTAGCACCAACGCCAGAATTTACACCGAGGCGCAAGTTCCAAAGGTCAGTCCAAGAGATCTCTCCGAATGTATCCTTACCTGAGTTATTTGCACCACCTTGGCGAACTGTTGTAGTTCCGGCGATACCAGTCAAGCCTGTAAAGTTAGGGGCATTACCATCACCATTGAAAAACTGCTTGTCTTCTGTTTCAGCAAGAGCGCGACCCAATCCATTTACAACATAATCCAAGAATGCAGGGGTTGCATCTTGCAATTGCTCTTCAGAAACGATAGCACCTGCAACTACTTTGCGGGCTGTCATTGCAGTCGCTGTAAAGAAGTTTGCTGAGTCAGTCAAAGTCAAGCCAGAACCTTCGGCAACTACCGCGCCAGTGAACGCGCCGCTTGATACTAAGTTCTCTGTTTTACCGCGCATCGGATAGATCTTCGCGAGTGCTCTTGCATATCCGTACTGATCTGCAAAAGACATGATTTCCTCTACCCAAAACTGAGGAACGGCCGCGCCACCTTGTGCAGTTGTGCCTGTATTGAAGTTTGCTCTTGTGAGATACTTCTCATTTGCTTTGCGTGCAATTTCATCTGCAACGCCGTCGCGTCCTTTGTGAACTGCAAGGATGTAATCAGCTACGACGCGTGCTTGGTCACGGCGTGCATCATGATCTGCTTTGATTGTTACGAAGCCGTTGTTATTTGTTGGCTTTTGTGAGCGAAGTTGATCAGCTACTTTGCGGTCAACAACTTCTTTCAGTTGGTCTTTTGTCACGATAATGTTTTCCATTATGCAATATCCTTAGATTAAATTGAGTAATTCGTCTGTATTGAGTTTTTTAGGCATATTCAAAGTGATTGAACGGCCTGCTTCGCCGGCTACTGCAGATTTGATAATCTTGTAACCGTTTTGAATCATATCCATACCTTCATTGATTTGCGCTTGTGTTGAAGCTGCAATTTTCTTTCCGACTCGAGTTTCGGGAACCTCGAAACTAGCCTCGATGGACTCGGCTACCACTTCGACTGGGGGCTCGGCGGCGGCTGGTTCTTCGGCTACTTCGGGTGCGACTTCGCCTTGCAAAACTGCTAGCATAGGAGGAGCGCCTGCAGTAATAAAAGCGTTTACGGATGCTTCGGCTTCTTCAGGTGAGAAACCGAGATTGATTACCTCATTGACAAAAGCTTCTTTAATTGCAGGGAGAAGCTCGTCTTTGATCTTGGCTTCGATCTCTGGGGTTAACATTCTCTTTTCCTTTTTGTATTTTTGAATTGAATCTTGGAGTAAAGTCTTGATTGATTTTTTAAGCAAGGCTTGGCGATTTGCAGGGACTGATACGACGCTAAATTCTACAAGCTCGGACTTTGTGTAAACAGTTACCTTTTGACCGTCGATTGTTTGCTCTTCGTATTCGTTTGGAATAATACCAACTGATACGGCCTTTACAAAACCTGCATTAATTAGCTTATTGAGTTTCTTACCTTCTTCAGTAATACACTCGATTTGAATTGTCGCCTCTAAGTTTTCGCCATTCATTGCAAAACCCAAACAGCGACCGATAGGCCACTTGTCCGAGTCATGTTGTGCTAAGACTATGGGATTATTTAGATATGCTTGATAGTCTATTCCGCTTGGAACTATTATTGTCCCATAGCGATCAACTTCAGGAGTTGATACTACGAAAGTATAGAGATCATTCTCTTTCTCTTCGTAGCCTTCCTCCATTTCGTAGCCGTCCCTAAGTTGTAGGTTCAGCTCGCGTGTTATTAAATTCATATTAAAACCTTTATTTTTATTGCTTTTCAACTGGGAATAATTGGCATCTGCAGTTCACTGCATTTGAAGCGCTTAGTCCACTACCAAGCGGGCGCTTCGCTTTCTCGGTTTTGACTTCAATGATATTGCCTTCTTTATCGCGAACTTCAGTCACTACCGTAAAATATCCGTCCGCGCCTTGAGTCGAGCCTTCCAAAGCAGCATGCGCTGGTCTTACGCGGCCGTCTCTTTGTGTTAGCCATACCATCTCAAAACCCTCATTTTTGTACACGGCGTATTGCATTCCGCTTGTAACATTTGCGCTCGTTGTATTCGCAATCGCACGCGCTCTGCTAGTTTGCAAAGAGTCAAACTTGGTATTTAAAATCTTGAATAACTCGTCTTTATCCTTACCAGCATTTGCAGTGAGAGTCGCTTGTACTTCTTGCTTGATAACTCCGATTGAATCTCGGATTTGAGCGCTTGACTCTTCGACAAGTGCAATAACCTCTGCAGTTGGAGGAACGGCGCCCTCGATTGCAAGAGTCGCATAGAGTTCGGTAGCTACTTGATTTGCAGCATCGGCTATGATTGCATCATACTTTGCAAGCTCTTCGGGCGATACATCTACCGTAGCCAAGGTTAACACGCCGTCATCTGCAAGCTGAAAAACTTGCTCTTTGATTTGAGCTATGATCATCTCAACTACATTCTCGAGGCTACCTGCATTCGCTTCAGTTATCCCGTCAAAGTTTCTCCAAAAGAGGTCCTTTGCATCGGCTGTAACGATAGGGAGCTTAGGATTTGTCCTTGTTAAGAGTTTTCGAGCCACCACGGGCACGGGAGCGGGATTTACGGCGCTTTGAAGAGGGACAAAACCATTAGCAATAAGCGGCGTATTGCCTTCAGGTATCGGATCATATCCGCGCTCACCTCTTGCATCATTTATTGTCTTGATTCCCCACTTAAGCTCAAACTCTTCTTGCCTCATATCAGCATCGGGATCTGCATATTCGTACGGATGCGCTTCAATTAAGACATCCTCTTCCCATCTACGGAAGTGGCGTGTAAACTCTTCGGCAATATAGAGCGCTTCGGGGTCTATCGTGTTTTGTCTAAAGATTGCGAATTGAACCTCTGCAGTCGCTCGGTTTTGGAATGATCCATCAAGCATACCGGGAGGCACGCCAAAGACTTGAGCGATTTGCGCGCGTGTATCACGGCTAACCGCGTCATAGCTCACTGCAAGCTCACCTTTTGGCGGGAGTTCTAATTGCATTCCACCACCAAGCAAAGCTCGGAGCTTGTAGTCTGGTAGTTCTTCATTCCACGCGCTTTTCATCTTTTGCCATTCGTCTGGTTCGAACCTTTCAGGAAACTTTGCAATAAGCGGCGGGACTGTATTATTCGCAAAAAGGCGTGCAAGATAAGCACTAACTTCGCGGTCTATATTCGCATATTCCAAAGCGGCGGAAACAAGACCAACGCCGAAGATATTCATACCGATTATCTCTTCAGGACGCGAGGCGGGATGCAACTTTGCAAGGTGAATGATCTCCTTTTCAGGGATTGCTATATTGCCCTCTTGCGCTGACTGATAGACATAACCATCAATAAAGTTATTCTCGCCTTTAATGACTCGCATTCTTGTCGGATTTAATACCCACATTTGCAAGGGCACGCGGTATCCATTTGTCGGAGTCCATATAAACGCATTGCCATTGATGCTAAGCCAATTTTCAATATATCCAAAGACTTGAGAGCGTGTGAAGTACGGATTCGGATTTGATAGCAGCTCGTTTGTCCAATGACCGCGTCCGAGTTCTTCTTTTTCCCAGTTCTGCTCTTTATACGCATCAAACTTAATTCCGCTCAAAGCATTTGCTCTATGCTGCAAGCAAGCAAAGACCGTGCCTCTAAGCGAGGCGCTTAACTCATTACCGACTTGAGTCGCACCGATATTGCGAGAGCCACCCGACCGAATAAATGGTCTGTCGTTTCTTCGCGGTGCAACTGCGCTCGCGATTCTATCTCTAAGTTGGTCAAGTAGACTCATACATATATCTGTGGAGTTTTGCGAATAGCGTTGAAGGCATAACCCAACGCGTCAATAAAGTCATCATGCTTGTCTTGCGGAGTGCCCGTAAAGGATAGCAGCTCCTCGGTAAATTCCGGATTGATATGAGGGACATGATAAACAAGCCCTTGCTCATATCGTGCCTCTACAGGCTGAAAGCGAATCACCTTGTCTCTATCAGCTCTCACACCTACGACATTCATCTTAGTATTGCGTTTTAGCTCTTGCACCATCCAAGCTTGCGCTTGGTTTGATTCGACTGCTACGACTCTTGCATTCCATCTTTGCTCGGCTGACATAATCTTACGGCCTATCTCTTGGAATTGCGCTCTAAAATGGTCCGCTTCAACTACAACTACCTCACCATCTTTTGTCGTACCTATTACCACGATTGCCGTATAATCGGCTGTTTCCTTTTGCGAGATTGCCAAGTCAACTCCAATGTAATACGCCGTGCATTCTTGACCGTTTGTAGTCCGTAACCATTCGCGCTTGATCTTAGCCGCCGATCTATCGACATATTCTGCAAGAAACTCTTGCGCAAAAACCAAGCTCGGTAATAACTCTTTTTGCCTATCGACTTCGCTTATCTTGATTTGCCCGCCGTCGTATGTCGAGTAGTGGAATGATTGCCAGTCTGACATAGTCTCAGAGAGCTGATCTAATTGCCAAAAGTGATTTTTACCTTTTGGCGTTGAGAAGAAATAAGCATCTCCTTCATAATCTGCTAGCATCGGACTAAGCACAAAGTTCCAATCGTCTTCAGCATTCGGGCAATGTGCCCACTCATCGCAAATCACTCTATGAAACTTATTACCGCGAAGACCATCCGCTCGGTAAATACCCTGCAAAACCAATGTACTACGACCTAGTTTAATCTGGCCTTGTTTGTAAGTTGCGCCAAGCGGTGCAAAGAAATTTTGTGCTTCGGTCTCTCTTCCTGAGAGCTCGGTATATGAGGGCGCGGTATAGAGAACATACGACCCATCAACTTCCAGCATTTTCTCAAGGGCCAAAGCAAAAGCCAGATAAGACTTGCCAAAGCGACGACCGCACCGAACAACATTAAAGCGCTTCCTATTCCGAAGTATCTCAAGCTGTTTATCATGCGGTTTTATCCGTATCACTGTATCCATTTTGCGAACCCCACTCTATTATCATTTTGCCTTTCTCTGCTACTTGATTATCCATGTGAGATAGCAACTCCATTAGCAGTTTCATTGCAGTAATATCTTCTTTCAGCAAAATCTTTTTATGAATCAGCATTTCGATTATATCACCAGCTACGGTTTCTTTTGTTTTGCCGGGCTTTGATAGCTCTTGCGCCGCCATCTTTGCAAGGTCTTTGAGATACACGATGCTACCCTTTGGCCTACCATTTCTATTGATACGCTCGGGCTTGTCTCTGAAGCTATGTCCTTTAAGATTATCAGCGCCTGCCATAATACACTCCCAAACCTAATCCAACACCAAGAGCACCAACAACCCATCCCCAGTTGCTTTCCGTACGAACTTCAGTCGGTAAAGTAATTACCTTAATTGAGTCAGGGCGCGGGCGGTAAACAAGTGAGAAGTGCCCCTTGCGATTTGCATAGGCAAAAGCCATATTGATAGTATCGCGAGTCGCAGTAATTACCGAGTCGCTTTGAGCGATAAACGAAGTATCTCCACATGGAATTTCAACAGGGCGATCTAGGAAATAAACTGTATCGCGATTGCGTACCATGACCGACTTCGTATGCACTGAGTCTCTAATCGTTACAGGGCGTTCAATAAGTTGCACGGTAGTAATTGTATCAGTTACGCGTTTTGCGCTCGTACGGCCTACGTGAAGCCCCGAAACAAAGCCGATAATAAGCAAGACTGCAAGAATTATCATCGCATTTAGTACATCATTGAATCTCATTGCACTACTCCATTCTCAATAAAGAGATTATCCACCATACCATTCTCTTGAATGATTGCAAAACCATGATTGCTATTTGAGTGTGGCATATATGCTTGTCTCAACTTGCATAGGCATCCCATTGTATATGCCTTGTAAAACTTACCGTCCAAGCTCTTGATAGATGCAAAAGAAGTACGGTGTACATGACCCATCACTACATTAGCCGCCGCTTTAAGAATCAAAGCGCGGGCGGGGTTTACTCCACCTGAGACTTTCATTTCGTGACCGTGGACTATGTAGGTATTTTCTATTTTCATAAATTGAGTAGATTCGACAAAGCGTATTCCAAGATCATCAAGCTTAAGTAGTTTTCTAAAGTCAATCAAGCCAGCAAGCGCGTCTGCATTCTGCATTAAGTATCGCTCTAATCGGTCTTCATGATTGCCAATTTTAAAGTAGATATTCTGGTCTTTGAACTCGGACCTCAATCCTTCTAAAAACTGCTTGGCAAGTTCGATCTCGTTTAAGAATTTTGGCGTATCAGCGTGTTTCGGGTGCCTTGAGATTTGAGCCGAGTCGAGTATATCACCGTTCAAAATGATATTCTCTACTCGGTCTTGTTTTGCATATTGAATCGCTGCAATAAGCGCCGCTTTGTCATGGATACCTAAGTGAATATCACTGAAGACCGCCGTCTTGCCTTGAATGCGCAAAACGGGCAAAACCTCCTCGCGTCCATCTTCAAAGGTATTTAGCCATTCAGGTACGATCTCGGGCTTGTCTTCAGGGCTAGGCTCAAAGCCTTTACCTATCCGATAGTTAAGCACCGCCGTGTACTCTTCATGGTTTAAGCGGGGTCTGTATTGACTCACTTGGTAATGCCTAGAATGATACTTGCGGCTTCTTCTTCAGTACCGTCGATTGCAGTTTCGGTATTCCATATATTGCCGTTTTCGTCTTTGAATTTCCATAGCATTACGGGAAATGGATTGCCAAATTCAGTCGGATTGCCATCAGCATCGTATGCCAAAACAGGCGTGTTTACGGCTTCAGTTTTTTTATAGAGTGTTATTTCCATTATAGTGCCCAAATAAGTAAATGACTGCCCTTTTTTACAACCGTTCCAACTGTTGCAGAGTCTGTAATTTGCGCCCATCTAAACCAAAGCCGAGGCTGGTCACCCATGTCATCATTTAAATAAAATGAGCCTGTGACTTTAATCGCCAAAGTAGAAAATATAGTCATTCCTACCGATACTGTAGTAATACCATTTGTTCCTGTTGCTGTTGTAGTTGTATTTCCCGGAATTGCAGAAAAATATCCTCTTGTACTTTCACCATTGCCAAACGCAATTTTAATGCCAGGCTGGTCGCCACTACCATTTAGATTACTTCTTTGATAATATATTACAGCTTCAAAGTAATAGTAAGTATTTTTGCTACCAGTAAATATTAACTCGTCATCAACTTGCAATGTAGATGAATTTGTAACCGTTTCATCGGTTGTTTTTATAATTGTTGTTGTTGGTGGGTTTCCACCACCACCGCCACCACTAGCGGCCAAAGTAGTGCCCGTCATTGTCAAGCCTGTTCCGAGTGTAATCTCTTGCACATCGCCTGAACCTGAATCACCACGGCCTAAAAGTTTTGAAGCGGCTGATACATTCTGAATTTTTGCATAAGTGACCGCGTCATTATCGACAGTCCAAGTAGCACCACTACCAGAGACGGTAATATCGCCTTTGTCCCCATCAGTTACACCACCACCGCCCGCCGTAGCCCAAGACAAAGTACCACTACCATTAGTGCTTAATACTTGACCATTTGACCCGCCTGCTATGCTAAGTTTGGTAAGATTCGTATTGATTGTATTGCTTGTCCCGATTGTCTTTGAATCAAACGAGTTAGGCAATTGGCCGTTATTTAGTTTTGTTGTAGGCATCTTATCACTTCAAATAATCAGCAAGTAAAACATCTCCGCTAATTGGAGCCGTCGCCATCGTGATTGTATTCGTTGAAATCGTGTAATCATTACCCGCGCCGCTTCTTAGCCTCATACCGTTCAAGTGCAAACGCAAAGTCCCTGCAGTCGGAGTGTCGGGTAAAGTGTAAGCCGTATTCGAACCGTCAATATTTCCGCTTGGTATGACTTCAGTTGCAAAGTTGCTCGGAGTCAAAGTTCCTGACTCATCTTGCACATAAGTGACCGCCGTAGAACCAAGCGTTCCGCCTGAATTTGAAGTGCAATAGAATCTCTTATCGCCATAAGTCGTACCCGCGTCAACATGAACAAAAGAGCCTGTAAGCTCGTCCCAAGCGTCCGAATCAGTTGCACGAGTTAAAGCGCTTGAAGACCCATTGAAAACATAGATACCGTTTTGGCTTTGAGTCGATTGCTGCCATACCAAAAGACGCTGACCGCTTGTAAGTTGGTGACCGTCGAAAGTATCCGTTCCGGGATTGCTTATGGTGATATTCGCAGTCGTAGCCGCGTGGACATTGCGATACTTGTAAGCACTTGATAAACCTGCTATTTGCGTATCTACATAGCCCTTAGTTGCAGCATCGCCTGAGTCAGTCGGAGTTGCAATGGTCGTAAGCTTGTTGTTACCCATTGACTGAGCGCCCGTAAACGCTACGCTCCCATCCTTTTTGACAAAGTTCGCGCCGTCTGCTAATTTACTCGAATCTATTGCAGCGCCCGCAGCTACTTTCGCGTTGGTTATCGCACCATCGCGTATCTGGCGGCCTGCTATTGTGGTCTCTGGCATCGTATTATCCTAGTTTGTAATGTATTCGTATAACATCACCAACGACAGGCGAAACATTCAAAGTTATTGTCGTCGATCCGCTTGTCGTATAATCGTTTGTAAGCACTTGCAATACGCCATTAATGAAGACTTGCAAAGAGTTAGGGACAAAGTTCTGCAATGATGTGAAGGTCGCATTTGAGCCGTTGATATTTCCCGTCGGCGTTTCATTCCAGATGAAAACAGCCGCGCCTGAGTTGATCGTAGCACCAACTGAAACTCGGACCACCTCTGGAAGCGCCGTAATGACTACATTGTTAGTACTCATGAAGTCACCGTATCGATAATATCCAAATCACCACCAAGCCAATACTTAGTATCACCGCCAAGCCATGATATTTTCACGTCGTAAACAAGTCCCTTTTGCGGAGTTAAAGCAAGGCTTGTAGCTCCAGGCAAAGTAATCGCAAACTTGCCATCGCTTGCAGGGGAGGTTATTGTCGTATTAAAAGTAAAGAGCGTCGCATTTGTAGCCTTTACTCTGCATTGAGCGGTCAAAGTCGCATTCACCAAAGTAATAGCCGCGCCGTCCGCGTCTTTCAATTCCACTGCAAGACTGAAAGTCTCACCTCGGTAAATTGCTATATTGAATCTATCTCTTCTCATGGCTTATCCGTAAAAAGCTTTGCAATGAAAGACCCTCCGACCGCGAATCCAAGCAAGGTAATAGCGAGAGTTACATTATCGCGTAAATAGGCAAAACCGCAACCGGCAATGCCAGCGGCGGCTAAAGCACCCGCGACTCTGCGAATCTTCGCAGGTGTAGGCTCGTTCCAATATTTAAAGCCAAAATGCAAACTCACTTGTTAAGCCCTGCAATTATGGAGTAGATCTGATCAAGTCTTGAGTGAACTAAGGCAAACTGCTTGTCTATCGATTCCGATTTTTCCTTCTCGGTTTTCTCGAGTTGCTGAACGCGGTTTTCAAGCTTCGCTGTATTGAATACATGGCTTGCCGTTTTCTCAATTACTTCAGCAATTTGTTTTGCGTGTTGCAAGCGTTCCCTATTCATAAACCTGAAGAACATAATAACAATCGTTACCGTACTTACCAGAGTTGCTAGAACATTACGCAAGAGTTCACTAAATATATCCATTGTATCTATCTTAAAACAAGGGCTTCCCGAAAGAAGCCCTCGCGGAGTGAAGGCATGAGATAAGGAGTGCCTATGTTGGCAAAACAAATATAAGCACAACCAAAAGGGACTTAGAAATTTTATTTTTAATAAATAACAAAATCCGTAATCCTGAAGTATGAGGTAGGGTTAATTACTCGCGTCCGTGCCCAAACGCCATCGCCATCATGCTGAGAGCCGCGAAGTCCGGAGCTTGTATTTCCCTCTACAGTCGTGCCCTTTTTCCCTTGCCATGTATCAACTATCCCTGCATGACCAAAGGGAGTAGTTCCCCTTCGCCATACAATGATCGTGCCCGGTGGTAAGGTCATGTTTTCAGCAATGACTTTCGTAGCCTTTATGGTCTTATTCCGTGTAGCGAAGTGCCTAGCAAGTCCTGATCCCGTGAACGGCAAGCCTTTGACCCCTGCAGAGTCTAAGCAAAAGTTCACGAAACTTGCACACCATTGAGCGCCTCGCGGGCTCTTGGTCGAAGCTTGAAAGCGGCGAACCCAGTAGCCGCCGTTATTCCCCTCTTCTTTCGTGCCTATAAAGCCCTTGGCTATAAGCAGAACCTTAGGACTGACTGAAGCAGAGAGCGGCTGTAATGATGTTAGCAGACAAGTAAAGAGCGTAAGCGATAGGATTTTGTGCGATAATTTCACGAGTATTTACCTCCTTGATTAAGTACGAATCCACAAACCACGCCGCCCCAACTGCAAGTGCATACTTGCTAAGACCGACCGCGAATGTGCTAAAACTCCCATCTCCCACTCCTAAGGTCGCACCAAGTGCAATTACTGATAATGCGACCAAAGGGACAAAGGTCTTCAATGCATCCATTGTGATTATTCCTAAATAGAAACTAAAATACGCCTAAGCTGTGGATTAAATCGCTTAGACTCTAGTATTGTATATTGCGTTGTTTTAATTCCGCTCTTGGCTTCAGTATCCAAAAGCGAAGCCTGAAACTTAGTCCAGTTTTCCTCTTGCCATTTGTCATAGTTCTCACGGTCATGATCATCACTGTAGAACCAGCCCTCCCTTCTTGCAAAGCCTGTCAATACGCATCTCCAATATAGATCGTCATCGTCTACAGCCCAACCCCAGTATTCATTGGAGTAGCCGTTTATTTTGCGGTATGACTCTTTGTCAAATAGCGTCACTCCACCAAAGTAAGCACGGTAAGGCATATCCCAGTCGTATTGCTCTACATACCTTGCCAAGTGAGTCGGCGTAAAGACTGGTGAATAGTCCGCATCTTTTGCGTACATATCCACATCGTGAAAGCAAAAGTAATCAGCATGCTGAGACTCTAGGAATCCGATGTTCTTCATCATGCCGGTATTAAACAGCTTGCCCTCTTCTTGCTCTACAATCGTTATGCCAAACTCTAAGCCTTGAGCCTCAAGCGTCTTGAATAAGTGAGGCACTTGTTTACGGATGTGAGCCTCGCGGTTCCGATAGGGAATAATTACTTCAAGTCTCATGTAATTCTCCGCTTGTTAGTGATTCCCATTTGTTAAGCGAATATCTTGCATTCGACTGTATGAAGTACGGCTTGCGAACTGCATAGACATTAAAGTTCTCTTGAATATGTCCAAGCATGACATCAAGTGGAACTTGCTCTTCGTAAATTGCTACTCTGATTGCATTCTCTGCATAGGCTTTGAATCTTGGACTAAGATATAGTATAGCATGCGCCGCCGCTAAGCCTGTAACCTTTACCAAATTCTCACTAAAGGCCTTGACCGTAGTCTTCGGATTAGCATGACTCCAACCAAGGTAAATAGCATCCGCGCCGTGTGGAATATCTATCTCTTCGCAGTAGTGTTCAGTCACTTGAGCGTCATCCTCGAATATCAGCAAGGGTGCATCGCCTGACTGCAATGCATCTATGTGAGATTGTCCACATCCGACAAAGTGCTTATCAAAGCGCGTGTCTTGAGGAGGCGGTATAGTCTTTGCGCTTATCCTTCTAGTCTTATTCATACCAAGCATTCCAAACTGACGCTCCATCTCTATCCGATTGCTAAGAGCCGTATCTAAGTTGATATACCTAACCTCGCACTCGGATAGTCTCATTCCAAGTTCTCCAAGATGTAAAACTCCGCTTTTACCATCGCATCGTTAAGACTCATATTACGGAACCTAAGCTCCAAAGCATAACGGCCTGTTATCTTGTTGGTTAACTTCAGCTTCCATCCCGAACCTGCGAGAAACAGGCGCGCCTCGTAAGGCACGCCGTTTTTCATGATCTCGGTCTTAAAGTCTTTGTCTTTGAGCTCCTCCCAGTCAAGAGTAGGCATCTCATCAAAGCTATCGTCAAAATGGTATAGCATCGGGAACCTCTACAGGCGCGGGCTTGTTTTCGTAAATCTTAGCGAGTTTGATACTTGTTATGTATCCAATCCCGCCCTCTTTCTTTTGATACTCTTTACCACCGACAAAACCCTCTGCAATTACTTGAGTACCAACTGGATACCCTCGCATGAGTTCTACCTTGTCATTGATTGCCTCGAACTTGATAAATTCAGGATACTTGCTTGTCGAGTCCTTTACCACGATCTCCGCTTTGGTGAATTTATCGGAATACTTTACAGGCGCTCCGACATACACCACCTCGCCGCTAATCTCAATCTTTGCCATTCTCTTCACTCCTTGAAATGTATAACCATGACTTGCCGATAATTTGCAAGTCCGTAAAATAAGTATCTACTGCATTCTTTACTGTTTCATGCGTCGTATAATCGTGACCGCCAATCATTCCGCCCGGCTTGAGCTTCGGTAGCCATATCTCAATATCTACGCAAACAGAGTCGTAATCATGCGAGCCGTCAATAAAGATAAAGTCAACGCTTCGCTTCTTAAAATTCTTAGACGCTTGAGCGCTTGTCATGTCGTAAGTTCTAATCACCTTGCTAACAGGCTCGATGTTTGCATGATATTCCGTTCGTAATTCGCCACTTTGGCATTTAAAGTCGTAAAAGTCACTCACGGGATTCCGATGCTCTTCAGAGCCTAAGAAGTGATCTACTGCATAGTAAGTGATAGCCTTCCCACTATTCAAGATCTCAACGCCCGCGAAAGCAGCGCTCTTGCCTTTCCAAGCTCCGATCTCGACAAACTTGGCGCCGTCGGTTGCTTTGTCTATTGCTAGCTTGATTATCTCTTCATAGTCAAACCAGCCTTGAATGTTTTGGTAGTAATGATTCATAAGTGTAATATACTCAAATATCTATGGACTTTACAAACTCTTCGAAATTTCTTATTATGCAATATCGATACCCTGCATTCTCTACTTGCTCTTGCCACCACTTTTGCCGATCAGTTTGCCGACCCGTCGCGGTCTTAAACTCCAAGAATATCGGGCCGCTCTTCGATAGGTAGGTCATATCAGCTACTCCCGATATCATACCCATGACTTTAAGTTGAGCGCCTTGCCTCGCGTCGCGGGGGTTATTGTGATTCATGTACAAAAGCCCGCGCTCTCTTGGGCAATTATTCCAATGCCAGGTAAAGCAGTGCGCTTGAAGTTGTTGTTCAGTCATGAAACTCAATCCACTTGCAACCAGTTTGAGGGTGCTTTGCAAAGAAATCTTGCATTTCTGTTTTGTCCGATTCTGAATCGCCTCTTACCAATTTGCGACCGTCTTCCATGTGGAATGTAAACACGCTTTTTTTGTATTGTTTTAAAAGCTCTATCTGTTGTTCAATTGGTAATGAATCTTGATAGGCTTGTGCTTTTTTATTGTGTTCAAGTAGTTCTTCCAATGTCATCTTTCATTCTCCTATAAATTGCTCACTCATTCAGTAAATAATCCATCATTGCGTAAAACTTCGGACTCCATCTTAGTAACTCTGCAAGCCAAGCAAAGAGCATAATACGAGCCGTATCATGAGATACGCCGTATTCCATGACTATGTCATCGATCATATCGTTAAGCCATTGCTCGGTAGTCATCTCAAATGTCCTGTCTTGTCTTTGTGTATGAATAGCCAGCCTCTTGCATATCCCATCGCATCTCGGTAAGCCTCGGCTTCAGTTCGCAATTTACATAAACTTTGCAGAACATAGAGAGGATGCAATTTACCTGCCTTGGTTAGTGCAATCCAATCCGGCAAGCCTCCGAGCTTAGCCATCTCGCGAGCTTCATGCTTTGTCAATATAACTAACTCTTCTAGAACTTCGCGTTCTGTTTTCGGGATAAGTTTTCCACACTCCGAGCACACGCGAGCGGATGCATAAAGAAACGCGTCGCAATGTATGCAATTCTTGTAAACGGCTAAGCCGTCTCGCTTCTTCTTTGGCGGCTTAGTCCAATCTCTCGAATCGTCCCATATTCCAAAGCGGTAAAGGTTATTCCCGAAGTCCAAGACCGTGAATTTATCCTTACTCTCGCAGGTCCGAGAGCCGCGCCCTACCATCTGCAAAAAAAGAGGCAAACTCTTGGTAGCTCGGTATAAAATAACCGTCTCAATGCTCGGCTCGTCAAAGCCCGTGGTAAAAAGCCCTACATTGATTAAAATGGCCGCGGGGGTCTCTTTATACCACTTAAGAGCGTTTCGCCTTTCTACGAGCCCCGCAGATCCGTCCAATGATATTACAGGGTGCCCCGCCTTCTCAAATTCTGCGTAGAGTTCGGCCGCGCTCTTCAAATTCGGCGCAAAAGCTATCGCCTTTGTCCCTGGTGTCCATCGCTGGTAGTTTTGCACGGCTCCCTTGAATATCTGCATTCTTGAGTATTCGGCTCCTAGTGAATCAGCATCAAAGTCATTGCCTTTGGTTTTTACGCCGCTCAAATCGATAGGCACGGAATAGTATGAAGGCTTGGCTAAGTAGCCATCAGAGATAAGGCTCGGAATAGTTGAAGCTTCGACCATGTGAGTATAGAGATCGGTCAACGGCGTTCCCTTCCCCTCTCGGTATGGCGTGGCCGTCGCTCCGAGCACTCTCGCATGAGAGGGAAGAAGAGGGAAGAGCTTGTCGAATGTTCGCTTATGGCATTCATCAAATATGAATAAGTCAACGCTCTGAAGTAGTTCGCTGTAGATCCGCTGTTCAGCTCGGCGGTATATCGTCTCGATCATAGCGACAAAGATTCGCTGGCTTGAGTTAACTCTGGTAGTCTCGGCGGTAATAAGCTCGGGAACGATAGCAAGGTTATTAAGCGCCCCGCCTGCTTGCCATAGCAGCTCGCCTCGGTCGGTCAAGATCATGACTCTTTTGCCTTTTTGCAATGCGCTTTGTGCAATAGCAGAGAACATTATTGTCTTACCAGCTCCAGTCGGAGCGCAAAGAATTACGGCGCGGTGTCCATCGGCAAAAGCTTTGCGGAGGTTCTTGATTGCATCGGCTTGGTATTTGCGTAGTTGTATCATGTGGTAAGGTGGTAAGAGTGTGGTAAGCATTTTTTTTACTCTTACCACACTTTAAGTTCTTAAAAATTATTGAGTTACACTATTATGTGGTAAGTGGTAAGAGAATATATATATATATATATATATATTATATATAGTATAGTAAGTGCAATCACACACATAAAAATTGCTAGGAAGTTTTAGGGCGTTTTTTACCTCTAGTCTTACCACACGCCACAATGGCGAAAAATTAGCGAATTACCCGTAACTGCTGAAATTTGATGTGGTAGGGAGTATCTCTTTTACCTTGTAGCACTTCACTGACTTACCATTTTTGCGCTTTGAGGTCCTTTCAAATCCTAAATTTCTGAGAGCGATTCCGACTCTTTGAGTGTTAAAATGCAGTTTTGAGTACTGCATCATGTAGGATATGATCTCGGTTGTTGTTTTCGTATTTGATTCATGATTCGAGTCAGTTTTCTCAAAAAACATCATGATAGCCTCTTCGACTGTATCTACTTGCTCGTTATATGAAGTGAGCTGGTTCAGGTTTTCTATATCCTCTTTGGATAATTGCCAAGAGCTGTTACCTTCAGTGTGATAGATGCGATATGCCTCCATGAATAACTCTGTTTTGTCGATCGCATTGAATGCCTCGAAGTCAATTGCTTTTATATTGATAGGCACGATACGGCGGTTGCCAGTCGGGTCGTTTATGATCTCAAGGTCGTTTGAAGTCCCTGAAAGCACGGCATAGCGTGTGAAGTCTTGCGTTCGGCGGCCGTATGGCAATCTAAGAGTAATAGTTTGCTTTGAGCTTATATCTTTGATATGCTTGTATTCGCTTTTGTTCTTGCCGGAGAACTCATCATCGCATAGGATCAGCTTTGTACACATAAGCATAAGATCGTCCTTGCCGGTATCGAGTTTGGATTCTCCGTAATAGCTTCTTAGGTCTTTTGGCAAGAGCCATCTAAAGAAATTAGTTTTCCCGATGCCTTGCCCTCCGACAAGCACCAGGATAAGAAGCGAGTAAGTACCGTGCATGGATGCAACTATCGATACTATCCATTTGCGCAAGAAAGCGTGCGCATATGCTTGGTATTCTTCGTATGTAACTCCTTGAGAGTCAAAGGTGATACACTCTGCGAGCTTTTCTATGTTGTTTTGGGTTGTTTTATCTTTATTTGCCTCAAAAAACTGCATAAATGGGTTATATCGAGGCGTTGCATCCGAGTTTATTATGTCTTCGATGGTTGTTTTAGCGCAACGCGTTCCAAGCGAGTCAGCTATTTCACCCCAGATGGTATTTACATCCCAGTCGGTAAGTGCTCGGTCTTGGTATTCGATCATGTTAGTTACTTCATTCAGTTTTAGGCCGTATGTAGCCAGCGCGGCGCGGATTTCGGGTAATAGGTTTGCTTGTTTTTCTTTTGTTAGCTCCGAGCGTGGTATAGCTAGTGTTTGCTCAATGATTTCTTGAGTTATTTCAGGATCAATGCCATCTTGCTTGCCTAATTTGTTTACGGATTCATTTATCTCCGCGTCCGACTTGAAGCCTTGCAGCATTTGCGCTTTGGTATATCGCTCTATCTTTCGAGTTTCCTCCGTTTGTATCTCAATACCAGCTTCTTTGCACTTGTAAAAGAAGGTGTTGATTTTTACGCGTCCATTCCCAGTCCGTAGGCACTCGGTAAACTTAGCGTCGCACTTTGCAGCGTCATACTTAGAACCTTGTTGAGATATGCAGTGAAAGTAGGTCCGGCCTTGTTCTCCGTAGTGACCTGCGATTGCAAAGCCGATTTGCATCCAATCATAGTATGAGTCTACCATGTCAATACCACGCGAGCCGATTTGCATGAGGATATGATCTATATCGGATTTGGTATGTGGATAATACCTCCGCGCCTCTGCTTTTGGTTGTTTTAGGTATCGTTTGAATACTTGGGTCTTGCCTTCGCGTCTATAAAGATGCGGATCGAATGAGACAAAGCGAAGACGGCTCGTATCCTTACACGCGGGATCGCAAATAAGGTGGTAACTATCGGCTAAGTGCTTTTCTATGGCGTGGTAAGCTTCTAAATGCTTTGTAGGCTCAATTAAGAAGTATACAGCATAGCCATATCCTCCGACTGACTGATGGTAGGCATACACATACGGGTCCGATTGCAGTTGCTCTATTTGCATTTCGGGATTGTCTTTCTCATCAATATCCATGCAAAGAATACCAGAGTGCGCTTCAAGCGCGTCCGCTTTGCGTTCTGCGAACTTGCCGGACGGCGAGATAGCAGGGAGCTTGCGTTTAAAGTTGGTTTTGTTTTCGCCTTCGGGTAGATTCCGGTAAGTAATAACGATATCTTGCCATATACCTTGTTCTACTGACTTCAGAAAGAAGTCGAAGTCCATAGTCTTCGCGGCTTTGGTTTCCCGTGTTGAGTTGAAGAAAGAAATAGTAATACTCATGCCTTGGCCTTGCGAATAAGTTGTAAGTAGATTTCGTTAAAGTTCGGATCTAGGATGCGCTCGTGTTTTATATTTCGGGCTGCAATTATAGGCAATTTACGATCGCAATTAAAGATAAAAGCGATATCCGTCATAGTGAATGCAAAGTCTTGATAGCATATTGTTATGGCCACATGACGCGCAAAGCTTTGGCGCTGGTGAATATGCTGAATACTGATCTCGTAGTATTCGGCTACCACTTGAATAACCCGCTCGGATACTTCATAGAGTTCGGCGGTGTTCAGTTTTCGAACACGCCCGCGCGGTTTCTTTGTTCGATTTCCGAACAGTTCCTCGCGTTCTATTTTAAGAATCGCTGAAAGCGGGAGCGTAGCCAGCGGTTTAGGGTTTGTATCTTGCGCGAGGTCACTGATGTGACCGATCGGATGTAAGGGCATATTTTTTCCTCTATGTAATATCCGACTTGTAAAGTAGTTTCACGATCTAAATTGTTCATGTCGAGTCCAGAGATAGTCTTCGATTTTTTGCGCTGTTAGTTGCACTTGCGAGTATGTATCAAGTTCGTCCATAGCCGCGTAAATATGATGCGAAAGAGTCGAGCGATTCATGTCTAGGTATTCGGCGATCTTGAATGATGTGAGCTTCAGATATACGGTTGCAAAAAATATAAACATTCGTTTTGCTGCTATTAGCTCTTGGAATCTTACTTTATCACGAAGCGTGTGATTTGTCGGGAAGTGTTTGAGCACTTCGACTTCAAGACCGGATAGCTCCGCGTATGGATTTGCGAATGAGAAGTCTATGCCTCGTTTCATAAAGTGAGCGCTTTTGGTTTTGTGGTTAATTTGAGCGTATTGAAGCTGCGGCCTCTTTTGTTTTGCAAAGTAATAATCTGCAAGTTTGTTGTTAGTTTTTATTGCTTGGTTTGCTTTGCGTTCGAGTTCTTCGCGTTCCTCTCTTAGTTGCTCTGATAGGCTTTTGCCTTTGATGAAGGGGGAGGCTAAGCCATCCCCTTCGTCATATATCATATTGTGATTCATGCAAATATAGCCTCCTGACCTTTTGACTTTACAAGCTCTTGCATATTTTTAGATGCAAGGTTAAAATAAGACTCTTTTAATTCAAATCCGATTCCATAGCGATCCATTTTTACCGCTTGATATACTTCACTACCAATACCCATGAAAGGAGTGAATACAGTATCGCCTTTATTTGTATACAAGTGAATTAATCTTTCAATGGTATCAAGTTGAAGCGGGCAAATATGCTTTTCATCTTGATCCTCTCTAGCATTACGATACCCTTGCAAAGTATTCGAGTAATTTATGTCCATCCATACAGGTGATGCGTATTTTTGCCATAAGTCAACAGAAAGATCAGTATTTGTAACAGGCTCATCTCTATCGCCATCTTTTCGGAATATCAAAACATAATCAGGAATACCAACGCGAGACATAGTGCTATCTTTTTTGACTTGTTTATGCAATAGTCCTAGTGCTTTTGTTCTTTGCATTTCAACTACCGGATCTTTCCAAATAGTTACTCTCGAATGATAGACAAAACCAACAGACTGGAATAACTGTACTATCATTCCGCTAAAGTCGCGAAGTCCGATATATCCTTCTTTCCCTTTTTGAATAGGCAAGTCCATGCAATGCACTGCGATATTACGGCCTTCTTTAATGACTCTAAATAGTTCTGAAGCCAAGAAAGAAAACTGCTCAAAAAACTCTTTGTAATCTTTGGAATTTCCTAAGTCTTCGATATGAGATGAATAAGTATATAGTTCTGCAAATGGAGGGGAAAACACACTAAACCCTACGCTATTTGATTCGAGTGATTGTATCAATTGAATACTATCTCCATTCTTGATAGTATAGTATTCATTGCTTGTTTCATTTGATTGCACTTCAGCGTGCTTAAATATATCCTCATTGGCGTTCATGCTTTTCTCCATTTCCTTTTGCATATTCTCAAATTGATTCTGTTTTGTTTTTATTGATTGGATAACATTTTGCATTGTATCGGTTGTAATAAGATAGATATTGACTTCATTCTTTTGACCAAACCTATAAGATCGTCTAATAGCTTGATACAATCCTTCAAATGAAAAGTCTAATGATGCAAATACTTGATTCCTGCAGTTTTGATAATTGAGTCCAAACTGTGCAATCTTAGTCTTAGTAATCAAAACTCTAAATTCATTATTTGCAAAACCAAGCAGCATCTTTTCTTTGTATTCCGGAGAATCAGATCCTTTGACTTCGATGGCATCTGGTATCAGTTTTCTAAGCAGTTCACCTTCTTCATTTTGCTTAATCCAAATAATAAAGTTTTCATTTGAGTTATTTACAAGTTTTACAACTTCATCAATGCGTTCTAATTTAGTAAGTCGCAATTCTTGATTAAAGTCAATTGCAGAAATAGCAGTATCATTAAAAAGCAATCCATTATCTCTAGTTTCGGTTTTGATTTGCTTTTCTTGTATGTTAAGACTTGGCAAGTCGTATCCGTCCATCGGGAATCCGATATTGCTTGGATTAGATAGCATAATTGCCCATGAAGAAACAAAAGAATAAAATGTACTAACAGCATGGCCTTTTAATCTCCATTTAGAAGTCTCACCACCATCATGCACAAAATACATTGCAAGCATCTCATTGCGACTCATGATATTTAAAAACTCAGCATGATTTCCGAGTTCCATCGGATCATTAGGAGATGGCGTTGCAGTACAAGCAAGTTTATATTTAGTATGGTAAAAAGAATCTATTATTTTCTTTTTTGTTTCGCCTTCAAAGTTTTTAAGAATACTAGACTCATCAAGTACCACGCCTGCAAATTCAGAACAATCTACATTATCTATTTGCTCATAGTTAGTAATTACCACGCCATGATTCTCAGATTCTTTTGCTTTGCTTATTGGAATGCCAAACTTTGCGCCTTCGCTTATTGTTTGTCCAGATACTGCGAGCGGTGCGAGTATCAGGACTGGTTTTCCTGTTTGTTTATTTACTTGATTTGCCCATTCAAGTTGCATCAATGTTTTACCAAGTCCACAATCTGCAAATATAGCATAGCGTCCTTTCTTCAGTGCTTTTGTAACTATGTATTTTTGAAATGGGAATAAGTGTGTATTCAAATCCTTACCTTCAATATCAAATCCGCTCTCTTGGATTGATTTTACCTTCTTTTTAAGAAACTCCGCGTAATTCATTTTACATCCTCGAAATCTTTAAAGTACATAGTTAGTGCTCGGCGGAATAGCTCTCTTTGTGAGATATTTTGCGCCTTTGCAAGTGCTCGGAATCGATCTGCCATTGCGTGTGGTATTTTAAGTGCAAGCGGCGTAATGCCTTGTCTTTCATCGGGTGTGAGTCCTTCGCCTTTGCTTTTTTGGTATCCGATTGCAGTTTTCTCAATTACCTTGCGTTCCTCGCGTAATTGCTGCGACAATGGCACGCCTGGTTTAAGCGAAGTCTCGATGCCTGCGACTTCTTTGTATAAGGCGGAGATTTTCATGCGGTTACTCCTTTGCTATTTTTCTTCTTATTCCAATAGTAATTGGATTTATGTCCTTCGCGGATTTTATTAAGCTTAATATCATCTTGCATGTAATACAAAACAGAGTGTGATTCAAACTTACAACCTCTCACAGTCCTATATCCTTTATTGTTTAGATATCTAGCTATCTCTTTATGAGTTTTATTAGTTTTAATTCTGTTTATGTATTCTCGCCCTAATTCTACTGATTCAAACTTCTGAATCTTAATTCTTTGCTTGTTATTTGATTTGGTTTCAGTAGTTCCAAACCATCTTTTGAATAGCTCCTTAAACATATCTCATCTCCAAAAAAAAAATAAATAATTAAGCGAGCACCTTGCTCTCTTGTAATTGCAAAACATCCTCTTTATCAAGTCCTCGAACTAAGATATACTCATGCAAGTAGTGTATCATATTACGAACATATTCGTAATTGTACGCGGGTCTCGGGAATGAGTATTCCGCTTTGTTTTTAAAGTCCATAGCTTCAGGTGAATCGAACTCGAATATCTTGTAATGGACAAAGGGCGCGTTAAATAACTCGCAATACACACGCCATTGTATTGAGTTGTAATAGTCATCAAAACTGATTGTACTATACTTGGTTTTGATTTCTACAACATCGAGTCCGATAAGCTGGTCTGCGACTCCGGTTACTGATATATCACCGAATTGCGTGCGGAAAGTGCGGCGAACTTTATACTCGAATACTCGCGAGCGGTAATCCATGCAATTGCGGGCGTTGATAATGCAGTTATCGCTAAATTGTCCCTCGAACTCTTGCGGCGAGTCTGTTTGCATCATCTCATGGAATGCGATACCGCGCTCCATCATTGCATTAGGCGGGTCGAGTCTCAAAAGTGAGCGCTCGAACTGCTCGACTGTTATCAGACCATCAAGAAAGCGGCGGTACGATTCGAGCTGGGTGGCACTAATTTTGATCATTATCGCCTCCCTAGTGAACCAACCAAATGCTTTGCCGCTTCTTCCATGTATCTATACTTGTCTATAGCAAGTTGCAAATCTTGGGCTGTGGCATCATGAATGTAATACTCTTCTTGGTAATCGCGTTTTGTTAATACAACAACTCCTTTGAATGTATCTGCATCTTTGAAGTCAATTATTTCATCAATGCCAATCCAAGTAATAAGGTGCTTAGTATTTACATCCATTTCGTAGGATGCTTTAATCATAATGCTAGGCTTAATATCAATCATGTCTTATCTCCTTAAATTAAAATGAATCACGAAGCCACCATTTCAATTCTTTGTTAAATTCTTCAACTGTAACATCGTGAATATAATATTCTTCTTGATGAGGGCTATTTTTTAATATAATAACCCCATTAAATGACTCTGCATTTTTTACATCTACTATATCCTCAATAGGAATCCATGTTGTAAGATGCTTAGTATTTATGTCCATTTCATAGCAGGCTTTGATGCAAATAAAACGCTCAAAGTCAAGTTTTTCATTGTTGTAAATATCGCCATCTTCTTCATAGTCTTTTCGATGCATAAGGAATTTTGCACTGCATCCTGCAAAATGGTGAATGTCTGAAGTAAATTCTCCACATCTTGGACATGGCTCTTTTAATTCAGTTTGATTTACCCATTTGAATATCTTTTCTCTAGTCCATACTGCAGGGAATAAAACAAATTCGCCTTTGTATTCCCATTCTTTCAAATCCAAGTAGTCTTCTTGCCGAATATCATTCTCTCTCATCTCCACCTCCATAAACCAACCTATAATACGCTTCCGGCGTGCATGCTTCTTTCAGTTTTGCGCCCGCCTCGAATGCTTTAATAATTTGCTCGCGTTCCTTTGCAATAAGGTCAACTGTTTGGAATCTTATTTGCGATAATACCTCGCCTGGTGTCCGAGTCACTGAGGCCTCATAATATGCGAAGTCGAGTGATTGCCGTAGGGTCTGCATTGCGGTCTTACTCATCGATATACTCCTGATACGGATCTCTTAAATTGCGAATCTTCACTTGTTCGCGTTCGTGTATTGTCATTCTTGCTATGCTTACCATCTCTTTCTCAAAGCGATCATAAGCCCACTCTCTGACATCCTCTTCGGATAGCGAGTAGTCTAGGAGCACATCGTCCTCATCGAATGCGCCCCAGACTTCGAAGGTGTTACTCATTTTACCACCTCTTCAAACTTACCGCTTTCTTTATTCCACTGCAAGCCGCGCTCTCCGAATGTAGTCACGACTGAAGCCCATACCGCGCGCTTCAAAGCATCCTCAAGCCCTGCTTTGCTAAGTTCTGATACAAACTTATTAGCATCCTTTGCGGCTTTTGCCTTTTCGCTCCACTCGCTGACCAAGGCGATTGCAGCCTCTTGCTCTTTGGAGCGTCTGCTTATTGCGCTCTTGGTATGTTCTAAGATATCTGCAAGGCAAGTAGTCATAGAGTGCAAGCCGTCGACATGTACGGTTGCAATTTCCGCGCAGTTCTTGGCTACGATGCTATCACTAAGGTCAAAGGTCAACACTCTTTTATTGCCTTGCGTGGTATAATAGCCTACGAGGTCGCATGATTGCATAAGTAGGTCGTAACTTGCGCCTGGTATGAGAGGGCGTTTGATTCGCATATCGCCTTCTTCTTTCTCTTTGGCGTGTGCAATAAAAACTACATTTTTACCACTAAGCTTAAGAGGTGTAAAAAACTCTTGGAATGTTCGCTTTGTTTCGCCCCATAGCTTGATTGTATTGCGAAGAAGTCCGGGGTTATTGATAGTAAGGTGCATCTGCATTAATTCAATAACAGTGCCCGCCGTATCGATAATGATCGTATCATGCTTTGCTAGGATGCTATCTAGTTCTTGCTTGTTATTCAGCAAGTCTTGCCATGACTCGAACTGCAAGCCGTTTTTAAGTAGTGAGGATCTATGAAGCCCTCGGTCAAAGTCCAATACAATTGGATTCGGCGCGGTATTCGCGAGTGTGGTCTTGCCGATTCCCGGATCGCCATAGATTAGGACATTCAGCCCGTTTACTTGCATCCCGCCTGTTTGTGTGATTAGTCTCATGTCTCAACTCCTTAAATAAATTAGATTTTATTGCCCCAGTTCACAAAGGGCACTTGTTTAGTAAAACTTGCCATAAATTCATCGAATGTTTTGCCTTCTTGTCCGTATCTCCATGCGAGTTGAAATTGCATATTTTCGGATTGTCTCACATAGCGTAGAATATCCTCTACTTTTGCGAAGTCTTGCGGGCTTAATGCCTCGCGAAGTTCTTCAGTTGCTCTATGCGCGGCGGGCATAGTGTGTTTTGCCATTGTTTTCATCTCTTCGCTCCTAGTATTCTTTTTAATTCATTATAATTTAGTAAATACATTGTCTTTTCGCCGTAGGGCACTTGCTTTACTTGTCTTAGAACCGCCTCTTTTTCGTTTCGGACTTTACTTGCGGGCCGTCCGACGGCCATATAGTGCAAGAGCCGCCTTGATACTTGGAATAGTTGAGCGGCCTCGCGAATAGTCAGCCAGTCACTCATTTGATCTCCTGTCCGTATAACCAAAAGTCATAAGCGCGGATTGCTACGAAGCAAAGTGCAAAAATTACCACCATATGCCAAGGTTTGAGTTTCATCGTACTAGTCCATTAATGATTGCATAAATAATTAAGTAGCTTAAAAACAGGCCGCCGAAGAGTCCGACGGCCATCTCGAATATCGCCTGCTTGGTTTCGGGCTTCATTTTGCACCTCGCTTGAGGATTACCCATTTGCCGTTATATGGCATTACCTGAGCTTCGCCTGGAGGATGCAAGAAGATTGCAGCCATTGCCTCGGCAAAAGAGTTGTAGATTTTGTGTGGTTTGAGTTTCATACCTTCGCTCCTTAAAAAAGTAATGAATTATTATTAGCATCTAACATATCAACAACTCTGTCTAATCTTGTTTCAGCATATTGCATTGCATCACTAAGATTATTAAAAGTCAATATCATGTAGAATGACTTACCGTTTGCTCTTTTTAATACTAATGTTGTCATGTCCGTTCTCCGTTGTGTTATTGTGTGTCGTTGATTACGGTGCGAACTTACGAACAAAATCAATACATGTCAAGTCTTTTTTTTTATTTATCTAATTATTTCTACTTTCGAGGGCAGGTGCAAAGAGCGTAAGTAGTTGAATTCGCGGGGAGTTATGGCAAAAATAAAAATTTTCGTTATGTCGCAAATTTGTGCAAGATTTGCTACCGACTGCAGAGAGGGGACGGCGGCGCGGTAAGATTCGCCGTATTTTTTATGTATTTCTATTTGAATCATTTTAGTATATTTGTATGTCATCATGCTTTATTTTGCAGGTGGCCAAATACTCAAAGCATTGGCGTGCGAAAAGGCTACCCGGGGAAGGTAGCCTTTTTTTTGTATATTGCAATCAGCGGCCTATCATAGCCGCGTGCCTCCCCCAGAGCATAAGCCTTGAAAGCCATAAACTTTCAGGGCTTTTTATTATAGTAGTCTTCCTTCATGACTTTCAGCATGAATCTGCAAGTTGCTATTTCGCCTTGTGCCATAAGAAGTTGATCGCATTCTTTTACGGCCAAAGAAACGGCCTTGTTTATTGGCAATTTCTTGCGAATAGCATAAGCTCTAATAGCTCTTTGCTCTGCTGGGTCTGTTATGCGAATTACCATCAATCGCGTCTTAATACGATTTGACCTTTAATGGTCGCACCCGATGCGAAAGTATTAGCGTCTTTGATTTCGGGAACCATGTAAAGCGTTTTACTTGTAGGTTGGCATACATATTCAATTGCTATATTCTTTTGCAATATTCTTACGCCTGTACCCGCTGCTATCCAGTCAGCTTCTGCAATATCAGCATAACCTACCATAAGATCCATTTGAGCGCTTGTAAAGGCTTGCGGGCTATTCCGCGCGGCTGGTGTGATAGCCGAGCCGAAAAACCAGAGGCGCAAAGCTGGGACTTGAACTGTACCCGATGAGGTTTCTTTTAGTATTATGCGTTCCATCATACCTGAAAACCCAAGGAATCTAGCCGCGTCAATTGAGATAGCGCCTGAAGTGAGAATGTCATTTGCAGCATATGCGGCGGTATCGAGCGTTCCAAAGTCAAAGGCTCTTAATACTCTATCTTGTCCTGTTTTACCTGTATAAAATTCCATGTTTAATCTCTTTTTAGAATGAAGTGTCCTGTAACTTTCGAGGTTGCAAAATAACCATCTGCTTGACTGATTACAAATACAATATACAGCGCATTTGAATCTGGCTGAGTAACGTAAGGCATATCAATTGTCTTGTATACAACGTATCCATCCGAAGTTGATCTATACTCATTTGATGATAGAGTAATAAGCCCAATAAACTTATCCATTTGCTCCGCAGTAAAGTCTCTTGGCGCGTTTTGCGCTGGTGGATCAATCGGAGCGCCAAAGATATACATAGAACCTACCGGAACTGCATTTATAATTTTAAAGTAAATTGCTTCA